GCTTTGTAGTACCAGTAGGCTTAGGAGTAGACGTTGGAGTCACCGTAGGCTTAGGAGTTGCGGTTGGTGTAACCGTAGGCTTAGGAGTACCAGTAGGCTTAGGCGTACTGGTAGGCTTAGGCGTACTGGTAGGCTTCGGAGTTGCGGTTGGAGTTGGTGTAGGCATATATTTTCCTTTGTTTTGTATTTCTAATATATATCACTTACGTATTGAAAAATACGTGTTGTGTTATTATTTTATAGTTTGAAATCCTCAAAAGTGGCATCCGAAATTGTACTATCGACGCCTTTAACATAGCTACTTAGTTCTGTTTCTTGAGGAGCAACTTGCAGTTTTTTACTGTCATAATAACTATCCAACCAACCTGCCAATGGATTAACTTTTGCATCTGGATATAACTTTTTGTACCCGAGACTTGTAAGTCTATTATTGGCAAGCCATTCGATATAGTGTTTTAGACTGTCAGATGTCAATCCGACCAAATTTCCTTTGCTAAACAAGTAATCTGCCCAATCTTTTTCAGCTTCAACAGCGATTCGATATGCTTCATAAACCTTCTCTTCGCTGTTTTTGATGATGTCCTGAAATCCTTCTTCCGGATTGTTCATCCAGTTTTTGAAGATATTCTGGGTGATGGCAACGTGTAAGTTTTCATCACGGCTGATAAACTTGATAATCTTAGAGTTGCCTTCCATCTTTCCACGATATCCAAAGTAGAAACTACATGCAAAGCTGACATAGAATATCAGACCCTCCGTAATCTGCGTTGAAAGAATAGCGTCAAACAACTGTTGCTTTGGATCTTTGGATCCATCATACCCAAGTAGCTTATCATACTTTTCACTGATAGCTTTGGCTCTCTTAACAATCTCTTTATCTTCAAGGACGCTATCAAAGAACTTGGTAGCATCTGGATATACGTTGTTTAGAATGTATGTATAACTGTTACTATGAATTGTTTCAAAGAAACTCCATGTATTCATACAAATTTCCAATTCAGGATTTGTACAATACTTCATAAGTTCATGAATACTACGACTCAACATACTGTCGGTCATGGTTTGAAACTTCAAGTTACTGTCGAACACAAATCTCTCTTCATCAGATAGATTCTTGTAGTCCGAAATGTCTTTGACCAACGAAACCTCTTGTGGTCGCCAAAAGAAGTTCAATTGTTGATCATATAGATCGTAAAACTTTTGATACTTGATTTGGTCGTATCGTTGTAACGATAGATCGTCTCCAAAAAACATTGGATTTTTTAACTGATCGATGTTTGTTTTGTTTAATACGGTTTTCATAATTCCTTTACAAGGCGCAAGCACCACTTGCACATCCGGTTGGTTCATCTATCTTCTGCGTTATAACCGTAGATTTTTCACTAGAATCCATAGCGGTTTGCTTATCTCCGTCGTCGGTGTTGGCATAATACAGATTTTTCAATCCATACTTGTATGCCAATAGCATGTCCTTGATTACAATCTCTACAGGGACTTTATTTTTGTCATATCGTGACGGAATATAGTATGTGTTTACACTGATACTCATATCGGTAAACTTTTGAATTGCTGCCGCTACCTTAAGATATCCTTCGTTATCTGGCATGTCAAATGCAAATGTATAGTTCTCACTATATTTTTCAATGCCAGGTACTACTACAGGAAGAATGTTGCTCTTGCTTCCCTTGAAACTGATCAAACTGCGTGGAGGTTCAATACCATTGGTGCTGCTCTGAATAACACTGCTTGATTCCACAGGCATACATGCAGTCAACGTACTGTGTCTCATTCCATATTGTAGAATATCTTTTCTTAGACCCTCCCAGTCCATTTGTAATGGTTCGGTAACAAAGTCATCAACATCCTTTTTATAAGTGTCAATTGGCAAAATACCTTTGCTGAACTTGGTTCGGTCAAATTTCTCACACTTACCCACTTCTTTTGCCATTTCCATGCTGCTCTTGATCAAATAGTAGCTTTGCTTTTCCATCATCTTAGCAACCGCATTTGGTGCGTTTTTGTCCCAATACTTGTATCCCTCTCTAGCGAGATAAGCGGCCAAATTACTCACACCAACGCCCAAACTACGACGTTTCTTGGCAAAGTTTTCAGCTGCTGGAACAAAGTAGTTCTGGTGTTCAATCAAAGAATCCAACATTCTAACAATGATATCACACACGTTTTCCATTTCGGTGTCGTCCTTGATCTCCATCCAATTGACGGCGGCCAATACGCAAACACCAATTTCTCCGTTCTTGTCGTTGACATCATAAATTGGAATCAATGGATGATTCACTTCAAGACAAAGGTTACTGGTGTCTACTTGATCCAACCAACTACCATGTTCATTGGCATGATCCACAAACATTGTGTAGATTCGACCAGTCTCAAGACGTTCTTTGGCCAAAAGTCCCATCAATTCACGAGCAGAAACCTTCTTCTTGAACTTGATGTTTTTATTGGCTTCAGCCTTTTCATACAGTTCACGGAAATTAGGCAACCCGAAATTATTCCACAAGTTAGGACATTCATGATAACTAAACAATGTTACGTCCTTGTTTTGCAAAAACCGTTCAAAGATCAACTTGTCTAGTCCAATGCAATAGTCCAACTTACGAACACGGTTATCATCTGTACCAGCGTTGTTCTTCAATACCAAAATATCCATGATGTCGTAATGAAACCACGAAAAATTGACAGTAGCACTTCCACCACGAATACCGTTTTGATGACAGCTCTTTACAGTTGATTCAAATGACTTTGCAAATGGAATTGGACCGGTATGAAGAACTTCACCATTACGAATTGGAGCATTAGTAGCACGTAGTCTTGATAGATTCAATCCAATACCATAACGACTTGCAGTAGCAAAACCTACAGCACTGTTGTTGTTAAAAATGCTACGAAGATCATCATCCACAGTGAATAGTGAACATGAAGCATAACTCTTCATAACAGATCGTACACCGGCCATGATTGGAGTTGGTAGATTGATCTTGTGTTTACTGAAGTAGTTATAGGCCTTCTTTACGTATTCAATTCGATTGTCACCGTAATTCTTGAAGAAAGTCATTGCAATTAGCATATAAGCGAATTGCGGAGTCTCATAGATCTCCTTGCTGCTACGATTTTGAATCAAATACTTATCACACAACTGTTTGATTCCGGCATAAGAGAACTCAAAATCACGGTCATGCTTCAAATATTCATCCAACTTATCAAAGTCCTTCTTGGAATACCAATCCACAATGGCATCATCATATACCAACTTGTCAATATTGGTCTTGACAAGATCATACAACTTTGGAGGATTCTTTCCACCCCACACCTTTTTACGGAGTTGATAATTCAAAAGACGTGAAGCAACATATTGATAATTTGGTTTCTCAACGCTTATGAGATTTGCAGCAGCTTCAATCAACATACTGTGTACATTTTCCGTGGTCATTCCGTCAAAGAATGACAAATGTGCGTTCATTGCGACTTCTTCAAAGCTAACACCCTTGATTCCTTCAGTGGCCCATTGAAGGACTTTGTTGATTTTATCAGCGTTAAACTTTTCCTGTTTTCCGGTACGCTTCTTTATAAAGATTTCTTTGTTCATATACTAAAAATTTGGTAACACATAACTATGGTATTTATTGATCTGTTTATACAAAAAAATGTTTGAAAATTTCATATATATTCAACTTTTTTTGTATAGTGACTGATATAGGATCAGTCGCTGTCTGTATCGCTAATATGAGCGTTCCATTTAGAAGCTAGTGCTTTTTTCACCATATTCTCGCTATCACCCATTTCATTTAGTATTGACATACCTTCTTTTGAGTTTTCTCCGTAGATTTGGATATCACCACATCCAGCGTTCATTCGGCTTGGGAATGTCAATCCGTCTGGTCCGAATCGGTTTTTAATAACGTGGAAACGTGCTGTATTGGCTGCCTTATCAGTGACCTTACGGCTGAGAGACATAACAAAGTCTGCCGTCATGATCTTACGATAACTGTCAGCAATACTGTTGGCCTGAATAATATCTTCATCCATAGCACTACGGTTGGATTGTGAAGCAGTCCAAACTGGAATTTGGAGTTCACCGGCGATACCACGTAGTTCTTCATAAATACCACCCGCCTCATTATAACTGTTGCTGTTTCTCTCACTGTGAGACGGTCTGAGAATATCAGCATAATCAACAATGATCATGTCGATCTTGGTGCCAAGCATTTGAACACGTTCAACGTGCAATTTCAAATGATGTGCAGATACCGTCTTGATAGGATAATACTTGATGATCAGTTTACCGGGAACCTTAGCAATCTTGTCACGAACCACGTCAACATTGTTACGAATGTTTTGGAAATCAATTCCAGTAAAACATGCATCATAACGAAGACCCACATAGTTCTGGTTGAGTTCCAGAGTATAATGAACCACGTTCTTACCTTGCTTCATCGCCTCTGCACCCAACTTACACAACACCCAACTCTTACCACTACCTGCACAAGCAGTTACAACACCAAGTTCACCTGACGCAAGACCTCCATCCATGATGGTATCCAGTTCGGTCCAGTTTGTCTTGATGGTATTACGTGCCATAACACTCATACGGTCCTCAACTTCAATCATATAGTCATGACCGATGTTTCGTTCCATACCTGCCTTCAAAGCAGAATCAACCACAGACTTGATACGTTCATATTGACCAGACTTAAGTAGATCGATACTGTCAACAATAGCACTCTTCAGTTTTTGATTTTTACAAAACTCAAGATACTGTTCTTTGACAAACTTCAAGTCGGTATCAGTGATCTTCTGATATACGTTACGTAGTTGATCCTTTACAGATGTCTTCAACAGTTCGTTTTCAATGGTATCCAGCTTGATTCTGAATACATTCATTGTGGGCAAATCCTTGTATTCCATGAAGTACGCCAACGTTTCTTTTACGATCCATTGGTGTCCATCTGACTCAAATGAGTTGGGATCAATAATGTCAGACAACCGTTCCAAAAACGTTTTGTCGCTCAAGATACCCGAAATACATTTGATTTGAAATTCTGCCCCGTATTTCTTTAGATTATCAATAATTTGTGGTTGTTTAGTATTACTCATATATTCACTTCTTTAGTATACACTACGCCCGTCGTAATGTATAGTTTTTTTGTTTCGGTTATCTCACGAACGTGTCCAAACGTCCAAACACTTCACTTAACCATACTTGATAATTGGGAATATTGTTCCACATCTTGTCCTCGGTTATAAGTTTGGAAAAATTGAACCTGTCCAGCTTTTTGACTGGACCGTCTAGTATTTCGTTGATACGGAGTTGTGAGAAACTTTGAATCTCCGTATTTTTTAATTGCATCAATGTATGGTTTCTTTCAACTATACTCTTGTTGTCCAAAATTGTTCTATAAACCTTGTACTTGCTGTGATTGTTTTCACAGTGGTTATAGATTTCATTCAATGTAACTTCTCTGTCTTCTGACAAAAATGGAAATGCCTTTATGATGGTCTTCAAACCAGCGCCATAAATGCCGTCGATGTTGTCTGACTCATCGCCTTCAAGAACTCTGTACCATATGAAGTTTTTACAACTGATTCCATATTCGTTCAGAATTTCAGCACACCCATAAAGTTTTTTCTTGGTAGGACTCCACACTTGAATTCGTTCATTTGTCAACTGTAGAAAATCCTTGTCCGCACTCATTATGGTTACATTGGTGTCATCTTTATAGTATTGTTGTGCAATGTAAGCAATGGTGTCGTCTGCCTCAATATGATCGATTGCCATAGTTGTGATGGGCAAGCAATCAAGATAGTGTATGGATCTCATCAACTGTGCCTTGAGATTCTTTTCTTCCAAGTCGGCAGTAGAAAGATCGCTGTATGCTCTATTGAGTCGGAGTTTTGTTTTCTTGCGATCTTTGTATTCGGGATAAATCTTACGACGTTTCATACTTCCGCCGTTTCCATCGAATACAATTACGCATCGTGATGCGTTCAACAATTTCAACGCATATCCTACGCTTTTGAGAAATCCGGAGATGCCGCCGGTATGAAGACCATCGTCGTTCATCGACGGCACCACCGAATATGCTCGTATGAATGTATTAAGACCATCAACCAAGAGAATGTTGGTGTTCTGGTGTTGATTGCTCAACTTTCCCTTTTCTTCGTTGCTAATGTTTTCGAAAAGAGAAAACAGTCTCTTTTTTTCGTCTTGGTTGATGTTGTTATTCATGTATTATTCCTCGCCACTTCCAGTATCACCTTCATCTTCCGATTCGTCAAGTTCTACATCTTCACGAATTTCACTGTCAGGTGATTTATATGCCATAACAGTTGATTCGACGATCTTCTGATACAGTTCCTCTCGGAGTTCTGCATCTGCCTTAACGTCTTTAGCAAATGTTTTAGCATCAATCTTAACAACTTCACCATTGTTTCGAGTGTAGTTGTATGGACTCTTTGCGCCAGAAATGTGTGAATATTTCTTCAACACTTCAATCCAGTTACCGTAGTTGTCTACGCCACTATCATAGTAAATGTTAAAGTCAGTATATCTCATAGGAGGTCCAAGACGATTTTTAACTACAACCGCTCTGGTCTTTACACCGATATGAACAGGATCACCATTTTGTGTGACCTTCAACGCACCCATTCCCTTCAAACGAAGACGAACAGAAGCGTGGAATTGTAGAGCCTTACCACCGCTAGTGATGTACTTGTCTCCAAACATTGCTGCTTGAAGATTGACACGTAGTTGGTTTGTGAAGATCAAAGCGATACGTTGTTTACCAATCATATCGTTAATCTTTCTCATAGCCTTGGAAATAATAATGGCCTTACCAGTAGCAAAACCATCCTTACCGTGATCGCTTTCCAATTCTGCCTTAGTAGATGCAGCTGCAACGCTGTCAACTACAATCGTAACAAGACGATCTTTATTTGATTTACGAACGTGGGCGACGATTCCTTCGATCTTCTCAAAGATGTCTTCCACTGTTTGTGAAGGGATATACAACATTTGTTTGGTGTTAACACCAATTGCAGTCAAAAAGTCTTGAGATACGGACTGTTCAGTGTCAATAAACACTGCTACTCCGCCTTTCTTTTGTGTTTCTGCCAACAAGTGTGCCGACAACAAACTCTTACCGGATGCTTCCAATCCAGTGATTTCGGTGATACGTCCCACCGGAATTCCACCATGAGGACGATTTGATATTGCAAGATCAAGCAAGTCTGATCCTGTGCTAATCCAGTCGGTGATTACCGATGGATCTTCTTTGTCATCCAAGAAAAATGCAGTCTTACCGCTGTCTTTGTTTGCTTTGTTAAGCATATCTGCCAAAGATTCGGTAAGTTCATCTCTCTTGGTTTCAACTTCATGAGTTACATGAGTCGATAGTTTCTTCTTTTTTGGTGTATCTTTATTTTCGGACATAACTTTTTAAATAGAAAGAGAGATGGCACACCTAAATGCGCCATCTCTCTTAAATAGGTTGATTAACTGTTGAACAGATTATCAAATGCCTTGGTAAGGTCATCGGTGTTAGCCTGTGAAGCAACAGCAGATGGAGATTTACCACTGGTCTTTGGAGCTGCCGGAGCAGCGGCTGGAGCAGATGTTTGAACCGATGAAGCAACAACTTCGTCCAATGGAGATGGATCACTGGTTTCAACAGCGGTTTCATCACCCGGATTAAGCCATGCAGTCATAGCGTTCTTGAGTTCCTCATAGGTAGGCTCTGGGAACAGATCCATAATATTGACCTGATTCTTGATTGCCTCAATGAGGGCAGAATTGGTAGGATCAACAGCAGGAGTGCTCTTAGGCTTCACACGAATTGTAGTTTCGGGGAAGTTCTTTCCGCTCTTTTCAGCGGTGGTAAAGATGACCGTAATGTCCTTACCATTAACAAGTTCCGTAATATCACCGTAGTCAGGGTCAGCCATGACGGACAGGATATCTTGATAGACTTGCTTGCCGAATCCCCAGAAACGAACACCGAGTTCCTCTTCACCACGAACGATGACAGGCACAAAGGTACGCATCTTGGGTTCCATGTCCTTACCACGACGCCAATCTTCCTTGGAACCATTCTTCTTGAGTCTATTGCTAAATTCAACGATTGGATCGGGACGATGAAACGTGTCAGGAGACAAATAAGTCTTGCTTACGGGATTGCCAGAAGAATCCTTACCACCGATTCCATAATGGAACTTGAGTTCAATAAATGGATTGTCAGGTTGGTACTTGTAGGGAACGATTCGAATAACTTGTTCACCAGCCTTAGGCTTCCAAAGAAGTTGAGTCTGGTTGTTTTTGCTTGTCAGAGAAGACAAACGATTCTTGAGTTTTGATAGATCTACTGCCATAATTTTTCATTTAGTAAGTGTTAAGTAGTAATTAGTTTATATCTCTTCCACTCGAAAGAGACGGTGTAACTTATTACTCTCATAACTATAGTACGAGAGTATGAAAGCGTCAACTTATTATAGTGAAGATTTTCAGTGGAATGATTTTGACTGAAATCTCATTTGTTATAATCAAAGAGTTCTTATATAGATCCCAATTTAGTTGAAAACTTTTATCAAAAACGCCATTGTTTTCCTCAGCAATCAATCGATTCATAGCGTTGAGAGTATACAAAGTGTTTGTCTGTTTCTTTCTATGAATAGAAATGGTACTTCCCAATTTGTTGGTATTGTAAGACAGTGTGATGTTATAAGTTATAAACAATTCATCTTCGTTCTTTTCGTTTGAAAATATGAACAGCCGATTGTTCGACAAAACATACAGTTGTTTGATAGAAGCAACAATGTTTCTATAATCGTTTTTTGTAGAAAAGGTACAAAGAAGTTGGGTGTCTTTCATTGGGATGATAATATTTTCTTCTGTTTGCTGTCGATGCAATACCATTCGTAACCTTTGAAATTTCCATCACTGTCATACCACGCAGACTTTTCGGATTTGATCCATCCGTGTTTGTTTGCTTCTTCCAGTGTAAATTCCGTTGTAAGAATCTTTTGAACATCCTCAGCATCCTTTTTGATTTGTTCAGGTGGTCTTGTACGTAGATCATCAACCTTTGCTGGTTCAGTTGGTGTGGATGGCGTAGATGGTGCTGTTGGTGTTTGTGTTGCAACAGACTGTGCAGATGCAGGTTCCACTTGTGGAACGGGTTCTGTTACGGGTTGAGCTGGAGCTGGTTGATCTCCGAAATCCAAGTTGGATTGACCTTTTGTTGGATTTTCTTCAAAGTGAGTTCCACGTTTGATTGCAGCTGCTTTGTATTCTGGGGTTGGAAATGTCACCAAAATACCCTTTCTGTTGTATGCTTGGCGTTCTGGGTATTTTCCTTCGATAACCTTGTTTGCCATCTCAATAGACTCTTCTCCTGAAAATCCAAACTCTTCAAGTTTTTCACGAAGAATGTGCAAGTGTTCGTTGTTGAACATATCGAAAATTCCATTTTCCACACGTTCGTCCAAGCAAATGTCTGATATCAAATCGGATACGTTTCTGTACATAATCATCTTTGTTAAATTATTTTGATAAGTCTATTGACCCGTCTTTTATTTTTGATCGTGGAGTAATTGCAATTCGTGTAGTCAAAAACAAATAGTGTTCGTTTCCAACATAGAAATCGTGTTTGTCACTTATAGACTTTGTTTTTACTTCAAATGTAGGAAGGTATCTGAAAATTGGATCGCCTTCACTTTCAGGCAATGGTAGAAATGGATTTGGATATACATTTCCCAAAGCATCTGTCTTTATGAGAAGCGCAGGTTCTGGAGTATCAGTGACGTGTTTGTCCATCAACAATGGTGTTTTGGAAAACATGACCACACTGCAATTTTCTCTTCCAAATGGAGCGCCATCGATTTTGAAATCCAATCCGTAAATAGACTTACCAGCGATTTCTTTGGCCTGTTTTGAACTTGTTGATTCTAACATCTGAAGATAACCAAAGAACGGATTAGATGGGTCCGGTACATAAAGATACTTCTTGGAAGTTTTGTTTTCAAAAAGTTTGCTAATTGCTGCTGCCGAATTTTTGATGATTGTTAGTTGTCCTTCGTTGAACAATCTATTGATTGGTTGGTTATTCAATACAACCAAATTTCCTTGTTCGTCAAACTTGGTGGTCTTTTCGTCGATCAAAACACCACTCATATGTTTCTTCAACCCAGCCAACAATCTGTCTTCCATCGATCTCCACGTTGGATCCTTGGCTAATTGTTGAGACAAAGTTGCAATGAGACCGTAGTGTCTAACTCCGACCTTGGCCAATTCAGAAGATCCTTCAGCGGAATAGTAATCAGCAGCTTTGAATGAGATCCAAAACGTTTCTTTGCCTTTGTCTGACAAAGCAATGTCTGCTTTTTTGGTACCAGTGATGAACTCGGCACTATCAACCTTTACATTTGAATTAAATGATTTACCAAGGTTCTTGAAAAACAACTTAAACGAAATCTTATCCGGATTGTGTTTGTCGAAGTATTCTTTTAGGTTTGAAGCACTGATCTTGGTTTTTTCATTTGGATCAACTGCTTGACCTATATCAATCTTGTTTTTGTGTTGTTGGTAAAATCTAAGCCACAACAATACATTCTTGAAGTTCGTCGAAATCTTTTGTCTGTCGAAAATTGTAAGTCCTTGTGGAAGATTGATTCCAGAAACCGGAAGACGACTGTCGTCGCCATACATTTTGATTTGCTTGCCGGTTTGTGTGATCTTGAACTTGCCGCTGGCAGAATTTATCTTTTCTACCATTTGTCCAACTGTTAATGCAGACACCGTTGGAGGACATTTTGCAATAGGAAACTTGTCAGGCAATTCAACATTGCTGATGTCTACACTTTTGAGTTCCTCGTCGGTTGGTTTTGGAATGTCTCCCAAAATTTCATCCATGTCATCTATGTCAGATGAAGACAGATATTTTGGATTGCTGCTGGTTGCCTCTGGAAGGTGAGGAACCATCTTGTTGATGATATCAGATGATTCTTCTAGTTTATCAAACGAAAAATGATCTTGGTACCCTAGATTTTCTATTGCTTTGAATAGAAGATCAGCATCTACTTTCGACGCACCGCCATCTGGTGCAAGTAGAGAATATTCCAATAGAATGGCCTTTATGATTTTTTCGCGGTTCATGACAACACAATATGTTATAAATATTGCGTGTTGTCTGAAAACCCCTGTTTTTCAAAGCGACATCAACTGCATGTTATTATAATTCTTACCTACATAACACTTTGTAGGAAATCCGGTGGATTCCATTATTCTTTTTATACCCAAAATAGTGTCTTTTCCATCGTCCTTGTGAACATCAAACAACAAGGAATCGTAGGTGTACAATATACATTTTGTAAGCTTATCACTCAAGAATTTGTTCAATTCTATCAAGATTTCTACCGAATACTCTGTTTCAGATGCTTGTAGAATATAATTGAACAACTTGCTTGGCGAAGCATCTTTTATATGATTAGGAGATATGCTTCGTTTGAAAATAGGAGTTTCAACATACCCATATTCATTGAAATACATCCATCGATGTGTCATATATTCACGTATCTTGGAAAAATACGGAATAGACAGATATTCATCAGAAATGGACCCATACAACTGTTGAAATGTCAATACCTTAGACTTCTTGATTTCATCTTCGGAAAGATTTTCGGATTTGAAGTAATATTTGCCAAGATATTGATACACATTGGTGTTTGTGGGAAACGAATAATTGATCAATTTTGCAATAATGTGTGGATGATATGCGCTATAATCCAACATCAAAAGCAGACCGTCGTTTCCATATCGTGAAACAAAACTTTTTCTGCATCCGTTCTCTTTGTTCAAAGCGGAATAATTGATACCACCGTATCTGTTACTTGGTCTACCAGTAGAAGTCAAAATATTGTACTCGGTATACACCGTATTGTTGTCTACCAAGTGTTGTTTTTCGGGAAAATGACTAGCAAATTCATCAATGTTAACTGATATACCGTTGGATTCGATCTTTTGAAATGTTTCGATGATATCGTTGTTGATCCGTTTGTATGAATCGTCCATCGATACCCTGATACTCGGTTCGATATCTTTACAGATGTCTAAAAATCGTGAAATGTGACACGTGTGCGGTACAATTTTGTTCAGTTCACGATGGTCCTTATACTCGTTTCTGAAAAACGTATGACAGGAAGAATCGTATTCAGTTTCATCTATGATCTCGCCTGTCTGAAGAAATATCTTCAACGAAAGATCATACAGATTTTCAATTTTCAGATGATGCAGTATCTTCTTTTTTGAAAAACAGTAGACAGTACCATTGTGTTGTTTGAAAAATTCTTCTGTTTGTTGAATTGTGACTCTTGTCGAAAAGTCATAACTGTCGATTGGAATTACAAAACACTCCTTTTCACCGACACACTTAATCAATACCATCAATGTTCCAGAAACCGCAGGATGATGTGTATCAGATAAAGAAACAACGTCGATTATAACATCTTCGTTTTCGATTTTTGGTCGGATTTGTTCTAAAACATGAGTCATCAATTGTATGTTCATACATACAACCGTAGATGTCAACTATATTTTGTTAAAACTTCAACACCGATGATATCCCGGGCATTATTTTTTCAGCTTCAGCAACTTGTTTTTTATTGAATTCTACGTAACCTTCCGTTTTCAACAAACCGTTTTCAAAAACTGACTGTGCTGGACCTGATAGTTTCCATTTTACTGACGTTAAGATATAAACCGTAGGAGAAATGGTCTTGAAATTGTCTTTGTCAACTTCAACTATGTCCTGATCGTTTATCTTTTTTACAAAATATCTACGAACAAATGGTGCTTCAAAATCATCTCCTTCTGGTTTGAAAATATATGATTTTGGAAACTCAGTAGGCACCGGATTCGTCACTAATTTTGAATATTTTTCTAAACTTGTCATGTTGTTGGAGCAGCGGTATTTAGATCTTTGATTGGTCTTAGTCCCGCAGTAATTGTGGTTGTCCAGTTACCATTTTGTAAAGCGTGTTTTACGTCGATAACTTGAAACAAAATGTCTTTGTCATATGGCTTTGGCAAATTGTCTATGGCAAATATATGATTTGTCTTGAATCCAGCAATACCAAGCAACGTAATTTCTGCTTTTATTCCCGGTTGCAATATACTATTGACAGATGCGTTTCGTGGATCCTTGTCATTGACCAAAAGAGTGAGCAAATCCAACTGCGTCAATACCAACTTTCTAACATAGGTTGATCCGTCATCATATGTTTCACCAAAAATAAACGCATCTGCTTTGTTGTCTTTTTCTTTTTTCAACAAATCGGATCGAACTTCGTCTTCACGTTTGCGTTCAAGTTCGACATTTTGTTCTTTTTGTTTAAGTGTCTCCAAATCTTTTGGTGTCAAATATGATTCGTCTTGTGTCTTTTTGTAGAGACGGTCAGTAGGATTGAATCCAAAAACATTTTTGATCGGAACACTCACTTTATCATCGTTCTTGTAGTTTTGTAACACCTGTTGAGTCACTTTATCACTCAGTTTGACACTGAAACTCATTGTTTGAATGGTGTTTTTGACTGCTCGATTTTTGAATGAATACAAGTAAGGTGACTGATCCGCACTCAGTTCCTTTATTCGTTGTATGTTGATAGCATCCACATCAATAATGGTAACCAACGAATTGGATCCACCATATTGAATCACATTGAACTTCCAAAATCCCTTGACACATTCACTCATTTTGCTCAATACAAAATTGAGAATATCACCTACTGTTTCCGATTTATTTACCGCATCGATTACTACGTTTTTGTGAATGTACAGATTTTCCAGTTTACCCAAATAGTAGTCATACTGTTTTGATGGAAACTCTGTTTGAGCCTTGGTTTTCTGTCCGGTGTAGTGTCTGAAATAGTTTACAATTTCGTTCAAGTCCTGTCTGACATTCCCATTCATAACAGACTCAAGTGTTTTGTCTGCCTCTGATTTTGGATTAGCTGTATTACCCCGTTGATCATCAGGTGGATACGAATAGTTTTTTGCCTTTCCACGCACTTCTGCGTCCGGAGAAATGTTTGGTGCTTGTGAATTTGGTATCAACAACACTTTTCCATTTGTGGACATAAGGTTTTTGTGACCACCTATCCATGAGGAAGTAATATCAATTTGATTGAAAGTTGCACCTGTTCTTGCAGATTCAAGTCTTACAAACTTGTTGATCAGGTCAACAAACAATCCAAATGAAATCCAGAAGTCATCGGTTCCAGACTTGTCAAAACTATAAGAAGATGGTGTAGCAATTCGTGTTCTAGGATCCTTACCCGTATCAATGTTTCTTGGTATGAACACCCGAGTTTCTGGTTCTGGCCAACCATCAATGTCGAACAATTTTTGTTTAGGGTCCAATCCATTCAATATGGATCTAGGAATATTTTTGAACTGTGAATTGATGTAGGTCTTTAAATCCTGAACCGGCTCTGGTCGTTTGTTTCCCTTATCATCAGCTTTTGATGTTGCTGCCAATGCGGTAGACTTGGTTACAGCACCTTGATAAATTGAAGCATTGCTACTTACTACAGTTGTACAATCATATGATCCATCTGCTTCCACGCTATATTCAAACGATGTTACAATTCCACATGTAAGTTCATACAGAGAACGTCCCTTTTCGATTTGTTCTTCTTGTTTCCATGGATCGGTGTACATTGCTAACAATCCGCTTCCTTCATATGTTCTAGGATCGGCGTTTTGTCTAGCCGGTGCATCGGTAGATAGATTAAACAATGATGGAGACCCCAAGGTTGTCAGGTCCAAAAGACAACTTGGATTGAAATGATTCCATCCCCATTCTATAAACATGCTCACACCCGGAGTCATGAAATATGGTGTCAAATAATTGAGATGATCTTTGGAATGACACTTCCATTTGATGGTTACACTTCGATAAGAAGCAGGCGGATTTCCTTTTAGTATAGCATCAATTGATACAATACCCGGTGGCGGAACGTGTTTGTTGATTGCAGCACCAGTGGTTGCATATTCTCCATCAATTTTGTGTTCGTCGCCGGTTGGAGTAAAACCCAACACAGTTTGAGTACGAGCTTTTGTAATAGGATCAAATCCGTAATCCTTGTAGAAACCATTGACCCCGTGCAATACGAAACCTTCTTTTGATCCATATTTTGGATCTCCAATACCATTTGAACAAACACGAACCCAAGCACGCATTGGTCCTTTATAAGATGACCAATTTCCATCAACATCCCAACCAGCTTGATCCGATTTTAGAAAATTGAAACCGATGTCTTGTTCACGTCGTTCCAATTCCTTTCGTATAAACTGATTTATTGGTTGTATTTCAAACGGTGCCTTAATTGTTGCCATAACACTTACTTATTGTATGAATTATATGTATTGACAATTGAGTTTACATTCGCAGGTATTCTCAATTGAGTTCCCGCCGGAATTGACATTTTTCCTTTTCCGATACTGTTTGCTTGTGCCAATATCCACCATAACGAAGGATCTTTGTAATACTTGAAAGCAAGATTGTCCAAGTAATCTGTTTCGTTGGTTACAACATATATGTCGTTGGGATTGACTGGTATTGGTGGATAGATTCTTGAACCGAAGTATCTTTTACCATCCCATCGTTTCTTTATGTTAACTGTTGTATCGTATCTCATATTTTATTGGACTGATGCTCCAGCGTTTGGTCTAGGAACCATCAATTGTGTTGAAAAGTAATTGTCGTTACCAGCAATTTGAGCTTCGTTGTTCAAGTCACGGACTGAGTGACCAAACAATGCAGATCCAACAATAGCACGTTCCTTGAATATCACTGATAGGTCGAGTGAGATTTCAACTTCTCTAGGAAACTGTGCAAACTTTCCTTTTGATCCCTCCCAAGAAATTATCTTGTTTAAATAACTCCAATCTTCACCATATGTTTCATTTAAAGTTTCCCACGCTGCTCCTTCAGGTATGGTAAGTCCAACACGGTTGATTACAACTGGTTGTTCCTTATACATATCACCAATGGTCAACAACACAAACGACGGTACAATAAATTGATTTTGACTCAAATTGTCCTGACTGGTCGATTGTGTATAATCGGCTGGAAGTGTAAGACCGCACAGATAATTTACACGTTTCCACATTGGCAACAATTCTTTGATGCTGTTAGCGATCACCTTGAAACTGAAACTAAGTGAACGTGTTACTCCTTTGTATGTGTACAATTTATCGGCACGACCAATGTACTCATAGTTGTTCCATTCTGATTGGAAACTGTCGTTTATACCCGTCACAGATGCTCTAAATGGTATATGACGTTGATTGACCATATCGTAAAAATAAAATGCAACCAAGTCATCTTTGTATGGTTCGTATACCGTCCAGTTATCTACACTCGTTTCATCAGTAATATTTCTGTCTTTATCCAAAATGGTAAGTCTGTTCAACTCATCGGCTTTGTGTGCTCCTGAGAACTTCTTGTTGTTTGTGCTTCTTCTTCCGGATTTGTCGAACCCATCCAACAGTTGATCGTTTTCGTCATAGTCATCCTGATAGATTGTATGACCGTCTTGCAGTTGTTGAATTCCAAATGTAGTTGCGTCTGGACTAGAAAAGACTTTGGTGTCGGCATTATTGAATGAAACTGAGTACCCGCTAGACTTGATATTGTTTATCAAATCGACCAGATTTTGTTTTCTTTCAACGTTCAACCGATCACTTGCGTCAATCTGTAGAGTAGCATTGATCTTGTCTTCTTTGTTTCCCTTTAGGTCCGTTGTCTCGGTTGGAAGTTTTTGAAAATTTCCATCCATTACAGCCGTCAATATGTCCGCTAGATTACCGTTTGGTTTACCGTCGTCTATAGCCGTTTTTCTGTTTTTGGAATAGGTACCATCGACGGTGTAAGCATCTTTTGCAGAATCGTTGCCACGTTCTGGTGTATTAGCGATGGTCTTGATTTTGGAAATCTCCGGTGTGTCTGACAGTCCCAAATTGGTGAACACCTTTTTACGATCATCTGTTACTTGTTTGACAATTGGATCGTCTTGCTTCTGTTGAAGAGTAGCATTGATTTTGTCACCAATGTCGTTTATAGATGATGGAATATCCTTGAATTTTCCATCTTCAAGGTTGGTCTTGAAATTGGACAAATTGCCATTGCCACCATCATCTTTTCTCTGTTTGGAATAGGTGTTATCAACCTGATATGCGGGACGTTTTAGATCACCACTACCCATTCTAGTAGGAATATCACTAAATGATTTTACACGTAGAATGATAGGGGTTTCGTCGAACCCATATTTCTTGTAGAAATCTGTCTGTGGTTGAATGATCGTTTTATCATCTGCATTGGTCACATCAACCGGAGGCCCATCCATCTTTGTAGGAAATGTATTGGTTTTGTCGATAAACTTTTTATAGTTGATCAACATAATTGAATACTTGAACACATCGTCTGGATGAAGTCGAGAAACAGAAATACCGATTGACTTTCCATATTTTGTTACATCATCTGAATCTTTTTCAAAAGTAAAACCGGTTGGTGCATTGTTGATATTCGGACCAGTAATAGATGTCTTTGTTCCGATCTTCTCTTGAGTTCCATCGACATATGAAATTTGTCTGTCTTGTGGAAGTTCGTTCTTTTTGCGGATGTTCTGTGGACCCCCTGATGATTTACCCGCAATCCACAGTTGTGTCATTGGAATTTCAACGCCGGTAACCGGATTGTGTGACTTGAATTTACCACGCAAGTCGTTGATCATCATTCCATATGCACCTTCGTCGGCTCTATATCCAGTTCCTTCTGGTTGCTTTGAACTGATTAGTGATGGAAACACCGATGCTGCCATCGACTTTAAAAAACTGCTTTTAGCAGCATTTCCACCCCATCGTGAAGCAAGTGATGTATATCCAGAAGATGCGGTTTTTCCTCTCAACAAACCTTTACCGCCACCAGCGGATTGCTTTGACAAAGGTGAGTTATCCGCAGTATCCTGTATTCCAGATCCTACAGTCCCTTTTGGCGAACTTTTACCACCATCACCTACACTGAACCCCACAACACTTGCCAATGCGCCTAATAACCCACCTCCAAGGTCGATGTGTCTTTGTGGTCTAGGAATCAAACCCAAGCTGGCTGGACGAGCTGCACCGACAATAGGCATAACCGGATTGTACAGTGTAGTTTCGTTGTGCGGTTGTAGATTTTGCAACAACAACTGTTTGAGAGCGAAAATTACACCGGGACCAGATACACTATACTTGGATATACGCACCACATCTTGCAGTGCAGATCCAATTGGAAATGCTCTAGTGTCGTATTTTCTCAACGCATTGAGTCCACTGTTTCCTTCGTTTGGAGTATACCATACAAAAGGTTGACGTGGACCGAACTTCAACAAACTGTTGCTATAACCTGTTTTTGGGCTATATCGATCAATAATTGATCGATTATTTGCAATATACAGGGTTTCAATTTTTCCCGGTTGAGGAATATTTGGAAAATCTTCCGGTACTTTATTGATCGGTGGAACTATGTTTGGTAAATCTACGTTTGCCATATTCTATAATTATGAACTTGCATAAGCAAGTTGTTCACTTACTTTACGACCGTCAAGATAAACACTGATTCCGCCATTGGACATCAATGTGATCAATGCATCCATTTTTCTGTTTGTTTCTTGAATTGCAGCGATAACATCACTGCTGGTTTCGGTTTTTGTGACCGTTGTATTAGGAGTTTCCTTTTCTGTTTCAGAAAACACTGATCCGACCACGTTTCCGATTGATGATATCTTATCGGTCACACCACTTACCAATCCACCTCCGATAGAAGACAATCCTTTGAATATTCCACCAAAAACATCGAAGGTTGAAAGCCATTCTTTGATCTTGGAGAAAATACCAGTTACGGCGTCCCAAATCATCATTGGGACGGTTTTTATGTACCATATGAATCCCTGAATCATAAGCATAGGAATCATTGTTACAACCGAAAATACATTCTTTACAGCGTTGATTATGAATTCGCCAATTCCGCCTCCACCGCTGAACAGTCCTTTTATTTTGTCAACAACGCCAGAGAAAAAGTCTTTAATTGCCGACCATGCTTTTGGGAAAACAAGTGAAATTAACTTTAAAATCAAAGTAGGAACAAGTAGCATTTGTGCCAAAAATGCCTTTCCAATATTGAGAAGACTTGGAAGTATGTTCTTTCCAGAAAACAAATCTTTTATGCTATTCCATCCTGTTTGGAAAATTGCAAATACTTGAGTTATTGCAGTTTTTATGATTGGGAAGATCTTTGAAATTTGTTGGAATACGCCCCCTATCACTGGGATTTTTCCTAACAATTCAAACAACATCTCAAATGGTCCGATAAACACATCATATAGAGTTTCGCCAAGAGCTTCAAAAATACCCATTCCTTTCATAATACGTGAAAAGAAACCCCAAACAGCTTGGATAATTGTTAATAGTTGTCCCACAAAAGGAATTGCTCTTCCAGCAACACCAAGAAGACCCACTACTCGTCCTATGCTTCCGAACCCAGCAGCAAATTTTCCAACCATTCCGCTGGCGCTTCCGAACGCAGAAATTATACCGGATATAGGTCTTAGAAGTCCTGT